GACCGACGCGCCCGCGCCGGGCCTCACCTCGTCGCTCGACCCGACGAACGGGAAGATGGGCCTCCAGCACTTCGAGCACTACGACTACGTCGTCGTCCTCGCCAAGAACAGCCACGACTGGCTCGCCCTCCAGGATCTCCTCGGGATCGAACAGGTCGAGTTCCGGCTCGCCGACGGGCGCAGCCAGTTCGGCCTCGGCCGCGTCATCGACGCCAAGCAGCTCCTCGCGCGGCTGCGCCCCGGCGAATGAGCCTGTTCGACGTCTTCGGGAACGAGGACTGGGAGCCAGCGCTCGACTACGCCCTCAGCAACCTCGAACGCTTCGACGACGACGAGCGCGTCGCCTACACCAGCATCGTCCTGCCGATCGCGTTCTCGCTCGGCTGGTCGCGCCTGCACACCTACGCCCACCTCGACTGGACGCTCTACGGGCTGCTCCACTGCCGACCGGAGTTCGCGACCGCCGCGGAGCTCCGCCGCGAGGTCGCACGGTTGCGCGCCGAGGTCGCCTACCAGTCGGCCGAGCCGTGCCCCGGCTGCGGAACGCGCGTCTGGCCCGGCCTCAAGGGCCGCGTCTACTGCTCGAACGCCTGCCGACAGCGCGCCTATCGCCGGCGTCGAAATGTCCAGCCAGCGGCCCGGGAGCAACCGTAACGCCACGCCGCCACAACCCGCTTGCCGACTGGCGTTGGATTTTCCAGCAGCCCGTAACGCTTTTTTCGAAGTGACAGCGCCTGACGTCCGGGTCGTGATCATCTCGCGGGGCCGTTCGGACTCGATCGGCCGGAACGCGCTCGCCCTCTTCCCGTACGCGACGGTCACCGTCGACGAGCGCGAGGTCGACACGTACGCCCGGGTCGTCCCGGACGAGCAGCTGCTGCCGCACCCGCAGTTCGCGCAGCTCTCGCAGATCGAGAACTGGCTCCACGATCAGGACCTGGCCGAGTTCGTCTACTGGTCGGCCGACGACGTGCACGCGCTGCGCTGCCTGGTCGGCTGGCGGGCGCGCACCTACCGCGACCCGGAGCTGATACGCGGCCTGCTCGAGGTGACGGCGGTCTGCGCCCGCGACGCCGGCGCCTACCTGTTCGGCTTCGGGCACCACATGGTCCCGACCTACCTGAACAACGACCGCCCGTTCGCGCTGAACGCGTACGTGCGGGAGATCTACGGCTTCCGGCGCGGGCACGAGCTGCGGGCCGACCCGAACGTCGAGCAGCACTACGACGTCGACGTCGCCCTCCAGGCGCTCTTGAAGCACCGGATCATCTGGCGCGACGACCGCTTCGTCTTCGACTCGCAGCTGCTCGGCTCGGCGAAGGGCGGCGAGGCCGGTGTCCGCACCCCGGAGGCGGTCGAGCACGCCGCCCGCGCGATGGTCCAGAAGTGGGGCAAGTGGGTCACGGTCGACGCGCCGACGAAGCGGTTCGCCGGCGGCGGCACCCTGAACTGGGGCAAGGCGAAGGCGACCGTGATCAACGTGCAGCGCCGCTACTCGTAAGCTTGGCGGCGGACCGTCCTTTCCGAGACGTCCGCCGAACGGCCCGGCAAAGACCCCGTCGGGCCGTTCGCGCCTCTACGCTTGCCCCATGCAGGGCATCAGCCTGCCCGCCGTCTCCCAGGTCGTGCTGGCGGTCGTCGCCGTGATCGCGCTGATCCACTTCTGGTGATTCCGTAGGAATCAGGCGCGGCAGACGAGGATCGCCCAGCCGCGCCGCTCGCTGCGGCGCCGCAGCTGCGCGGCCCGCTCCCGCCGCCGGTAGCTGTCGGCGTTCTCGGGCCTGATCAGGTCGAGCCAGCGCTCGAGCGTCCGTGAGCGGTGGGCCTCGTACGCGAGCCAGTCCTGCTCGGTCGAGGCAAGCACCCGTTCGACCTTCACCCCGGCCGTCTCGGCCAGCCGGACCGTCTCGGCGAGGTGCCGGTACGGCTCGCCGACCGCGACGAGCGGCGCGGCGGCGGTCAGCCGCTCCAGCGTCGCGACCAGGCCGCCGAAGACGAACGACGCGCCCAGGCAGAGCGCGGCGTCGAAGGCCCGGTGCCGCTCGACCACCTCGCTGGCGTCGGCGAGCACGACGTCGATCCGCTCCTCGAGGCCCGCGCCGGCGATCCGCACGCGGGCGGTCGCCAGGAAGGCGGCGCTCTTGTCGACGCAGACGAGCCGGCAGCCGAACGCCTGGGCGAGCACGAGCGCCGGTCCGCAGGTGCCGCAGGCGACGTCGAGCAGCCGCGACTCCGGCCCGAGCTCGAGCTGCTCGCCGAGCGCGCGGACGGTCGCGGCGCGCAGCGGGTTCTGGATCTCGTGCTCGGCCTCGACGATCTCGTACCAGTCCAGGTCGTAGCTCACGCGTAGAAGCTCCCGACCGCGTCGACGACCTGGTCGCAGTCGTCCTCGCTCATCAGCGACCAGAGCGGCAGCGTCGTGATCTCGTCGCCGACCCAGTCGGAGACCGGCAGCCGGTCGGCGCCGCGGCAGCCGCTGAACCAGCTCAGCCAGTGGCCGGGCCGCCAGTGGACGCCGCTGTCGACGCCGCGCTCGCGCAGGTGCGCCCGCAGCTGTTCGCGGCGCGCGCCGGGGACGCGGACCGCGTAGCCGAACAGGCTGACCCCGTCCAGGCTGCCCGGCGGCGTCCGCAGCGGCAGTTCGGCGAAGGCGTCGTTGTAGTACGTCGCGTACGAGCGGCGCGCGTCGATCCAGGCGGGCAGGTGCTCGAGCTGGCTGAGCCCGATCGCGGCGTGCACGTTCGCCAGGTGGTAGCGGAACCCCGGCCCGTGCACGTCGTAGCGGCCGTCGGCGGCGGCGAGCGAGCGGCCGACCTCGACGTAGCGGCGCTCGGGCGGCTGCGCGACGCCGAGCAGCCGGGCGCGGCGGATCGTCTCGACCTCGTCCTCGCCGCAGGTGACGGCGCCGCCGTCGATGCAGGTGATCGTCTTGATCGGGTCGAAGCTGAAGCACTGCAGGTCGCCGACCGCGCCGATCCGCCGCCGGGCCATCCCGGCGTTGACCGGCCAGCGGCTGCCGATCGCGTGGCAGGCGTCCTCGACGACCCGCAGCCCGTTCGCCCGGGCGAAGTCGTAGACGGCGGCGTCGCAGGCGAAGCCCATGTAGTGCAGCGGCAGGATCGCCTTCACCCGCGGCCCGAGCAGCGACCAGCAGCTGTCGAGGTCGAGCGTCAGGTCGTCGTCGTGGACGTCGCAGAAGACCGGGTCGGCGCCGCAGGCGGCGATCGCCTGGAAGTCGCCCAGGTTGTTGAACGCCGGCGTGATCACCTCGTCGCCGGCGCGGACCCCGGCCGCGAGCAGCGCCAGGTGCAGCGCCGACGTGCCGGTGTTGACGGCAACGACCTTGCGCTCGTCCGGCAGCTCGAGGAAGCGCGCGAGTTCGTGCTCGAACGACTCGACGACGCCGCCCATCCCGAGCCAGCCGGAGCCGAGCACCGCGGCCGCGGCCGCGATCGTGTCGTCGTCGATCTGCGCCTTGAAGACGGGCAGCATAGGTGCTCAAGCAGGCGCGGCGTGCAGCTGTGAGCGTGTATGCGCGAGCCACTCCGGGTGCGCGATCGTCCAGGCGACCGTGTTCCGCAGCGACTCCTCCAGGGCGAGCGGCGGCTCCCAGCCGAGCCGACGGAGCTTCTCCCCGTCGAGCGCGTAGCGGAGGTCGTGCCCGGGCCGGTAGGTGTGGAAGTCGACCGCCCGCGAACGGAGCGGGAACCCGGCGCACTCGGCGATCAGGAACGCCATCTCCAGGTTCTCGACCTCCTGCCCGACGACGTTGAAGCGCTCCATCTCGTTCTCGCCGTCGTAGAGCGGAAACTCGACCTGCTCGAGCAGGAAGATCAGCGCGTTCGCGTAGTTGCGGGCGTGCAGGTAGAAGCGCGAGCCCTGCGTCCCGTCCGCGCGCACGTGCACCGGCACCTCGGCCCCGCGCAGGATCCGCTCCAGCGCCAGCGGCACGAACTTCTCCGGGTCCTGCCGCTCGCCGATCATGTTCATCGAGTTCGCGACCGCGCAGGGCAGCCCGTACGTCCGCCAGTACGCGTAGACGATCGCCTCCTGGCAGGCCTTCGACGCGCTGTACGGATTCGACGGCCGGTGCGGCGCCCCCTCGACGTGGTCGACGCCGAGCGGCGCCGGGCCGTACACCTCGTCGGTCGAGACGTGCACCAGCTTCGGCGGCGGATCCCATTCGCGCACGTACTCGAGCAGCGTCAGCGCGACCGCGACGTTGTTCTCGACGAACGGGCGCGGCGCCTCGATCGAGCGGTCGACGTGCGACTCCGACGCCATCGCGATCACGTAGTCGACCGGGCCGATCTCGTGCGCGAGCTGCTCCGAGATCGGGGCGCGCAGGTCGTGCGTCAGCACCTTCACCCGGCGGGCCTGCCCCGGGTCCTCGTCGAGCACCTCGCGCAGCCGGTCGGTCTTGCCCATGTGCCGGAACGAGTCGGTGCAGACGACGTCCCAGTCGGTCTGCTGGAGCAGGTGCCCGAGCGTGTGATGCCCGACGAAGCCGCCGGCACCCGTCAACAGGACGCGCTTCACGCTCAGAACGGTATGTCGTCGTCGACGCGCTCGGGCACGTCGGCGGGCGGGCCCGGGTCGCCGGTCGGCTCGCGGAACGCCTCCTGGTCGCCGTGGGCGCGCGCGATCGCGTCCCAGTCCGGCTGGCCCCGCGGGACCGGCCGGTCGACGGCGAGCGAGTAGTTGTCGTACGCGTTGCCGCCGCCCTCCGGGTAGACCTTGCCCAGGTAGCGGATCATCACCGTCTCGCCGAGCGCGACCCGCTGCCGCTCGAACGAGAGCCGCAGCACCTTGTGCAGCAGCCAGACCGAGTGGCGGCCGCCGACGGGGTCCTCCAGCTCGACCACCGGCGCCGTCCCGTACTGGCGGGTCGGCACAGCGGGGCGGACGGCGACGACCCGGCCGATGATCTGCTCGTCCGGCTCCTCCGGCTGCCAGGCGGCCGGGAAGCCGCGGTCGATCTCGGCCTCGAGGCGGGCCCGGACGGCGTCCCAGTCGTACTGCTCGTCGGAGACCTGCTCAGCCGTCGCGCTCACACCCCGATCGTGCCCGCAGGACCGGACGGCCGACGGGGCCAGCCCGCGCACGGCGGGGGAGAGAGGCAGGGCCGTGGCGGGCCGCCCTCACGCAGCGTACGGGTGATCGTCACCGAGGACCAACTGCTCGTGCCGTTCGCCTCGCGCGACGACCTCCGCTTCCCAGCACGGCGGGTCGCACCGCTCGCACCGCCACCATCCGTCACGGCCAAGCCAGAGCTGGCCGTGGAGGCAGGACGGCTCAGTGCTCGATTCGGATCCCGTCTCGGTCAACAACGAAGCTCACCCCGAACGCGCCCGCGAGCGCCTCGAGCGTCCGTGTGGTCGGCTGCCGGTCACCGCGCTCGACCCGCGAGAGCGCCTGCCAGGACAGGTCCTCGACCGCCAGGGCGACCTCGCGCAGCGACAGCCCCCGCCGCCGGCGCAGTTCGCGGAGCTGCTCACCCAGGCGTGGTGCCGCCACGACCATCACGGCTGCAGTGTGCCCCACCGAGCGGCTTGAACACACGCGAATCTCTCCGGGGGCAGACCTCGGGCGAGCCTCCACGGTCGGCCCCTCCGCCTGCCGCCGTCCGGGGACCACGCCTCTCGCGCCGCCCGGATCGCGGGCGGCGTCCACCCTGGCCTCTACGCTGGAGTCCTCGAGCACGCCGTCACTCCGCGGAGAAGGCACCAGCGACGGTCAAGCGGCAGGCTCCCTGAGGTCCCACCCAGTCTTCTGCGATGGCTTCGGCCGTCGCCTTGCTCTGGCGCGGAGTCGCGTTGCACGCCCGCCCGTAGCGGTGCGCGCCCTGGTGTCAGCCAGCTATCTCCTCGGCGGCGGCCCCTCGTCCGGCTCGATCGTGATCCGCACCCGGCCCATCTCGGTCTGCTCCGCGTTCTCGCGGTACGTCCGGAACAGCTCGCTCAGCGAGACGACGTTGCCGTTGGCGACGTCCACCACCGCCAGGTCGTGCCCCTCCAGCACCAGCTCGGCGACGAACACCACCTTGCCGCCAGCCTTCGTCCAGACCTTCACGTCACTCCTCCTCGTCCTCGCGTTGCTTGCGGATCACGATCCCGGCGTGCTTACGGAGCAGCCGCGCGAGCCTCAGCGCGCCTTCTGCGTCAAGCGACCATGGCTCCCTCGAGCCGTCAGGTGCCTCGAACGTGACGACGACACAGCGCACCCAACCGCCGGACGCTGCATACGGGAGCCCGCGCGGTATAAGCGCCCGAGGCATGAGCGCCCGCTGCACCTCGACCTCGATCGCCGGAGTCGCCGCGACAGCGCCGGTTATGCGCTCGGGCTTCATCTCGGGCTTCACTTCGTCACCACCTCCAGCTGACTCGCCCAGTAGTGCCACTGCCGCCCGTCCTCGAATCGGACGACGACGTTCCAACGCGGCGGCTCCGGCCGTCGTCCAGTCGACCAGTCCGAGAACCCGGAACGGACGAGCGGGCGGCGCATGTCGACGACCACGCCCTCTTCGCCCGACGGCGTCCGCACCCGGTCGCCGATCGTGACCCTCACAGCCATCCGATCCACCAGGCGACCGGGAGGATGACGAGCGCCCAGAGGATCAGGCCGCCGACGACGGCGATCGCGATCCCCTCCGCGCCGAGGTAGTCCTCGGACGGGACGCGGTCACTCACGCTCAACCACGACCCGCGTGGTGATCTGCGTGACGTGCCGCTCGCCGTTGTCGAAGACGATCCCGACCGCCTTGCCAGGCAGGGCGTCGACGCGCTTGACGACCCGGCCGGGGTGCGTCGGCAGCACGTCGCCCTCGCGGACCGCGCGCGCCGGGACGAGCATCTTCTTCACCGGATCAGCCCGCACGCCCGGGCGGTGTTCGGCCACGGGTAGAAGCCCGAGACGGCGTGGTAGCCGATCGCGGCCGCGATCTGCTGCGACGGGGTCGCCTGGTCGGCGGACGGCGCGTAGCTTCCGCCCCAGCGTTGCCACTCCGCCGGGCCGAACTGCAGCCCGCCGGCGAAGCCGTTGCCGGAGTTCGCCGTCCACGACCCCTCGTACTGGTGCACGCACTCGAACGCCTGCACCAGCCAGACGAGCCGGTCGAGCCGGGCGGCCAGCTCGCCGCGGAGCGTGTTCGCGACGCGCCGCTGGCGGCGGAAGCGGAAGGCCCAGAGCTCCGGCCCGGCGCCGGCGAACTTGATCTGGCCGTGCCCGACCACGCGCAGCTGGTGCGTCGCGTGGTCGGTGGCGGCGACGGCCGCGGTGACGAGCGCGACCAGGAACAGGTAGGCGGAGAGCAACGCGATCGCGGCTCTACGGGTCATGCCGACTCCCTTCGGAGGGGACAAGGTTCTTCGCCCGCAGCACGACGGCGAAGATCGGCGCGACGTACTCGTCGACCGTCGTCGGGCCGAGGGCGAGCGGCCCGCACGCCTCGACGAGGCGCACGTAGACCTCCTGCTGAGCCGTCACGCCCACCCGCTTGTCACGTGAAAAGGTCGGCCCCCGCGCCGCGTGACCGGCCGGGGGCCCGGCGGCGCGGAGTAGCCCTCTACCACGCGCCGCTCGACCGATGGTGCCCGACCTGTCAGGCTCAGGCCGCAGTCCCTAGTCACGAGGGGGGCGTGACTAGGGACCGTGACTAGAAGGCCCGCAGACGGGCCCGAGCGAGGCGCCATCGGGGTTTGAGGCTCTCCGGCGCCCCGAACCCCTTTGCCCTGCTAATGAGCCGTTCTGGGCCTTCTGTGGCCCGCGGTGGCCCAGCAGGGCCCACGGGCTTCCTTATGCGCCCGATATGGACCTTTCCCTGCATACGGGCACCTCGTGACTTCAGGCGTGACTTGGCGATCATCCCACGTCCCCCGGAAGGCTCATCTGGTCGACGTGGATCGACTGCGGGCCGGGGCCGACGACGTACGGCAGCGAGACGATCGCACCGGCCAGCTGCTCCGGCGGGATTGCGATCAGCGCCCGCCAAACGAGATCTCGCACCTCCTTCTCCTCGCGGCTGTCGCCGTCCGGGGCGTCGACGTGCAGCGTGCAGACGAAGCTCCTCATGGTTCCCTCCTCATGCTCGGAGCGCCTGGTCGTGGATCTCGTACAGGTGGAAGCAGTTGTCGTGCAGGTTCACCCAGGGCGAGCCGTCGCCCGGCGTCAGCACCTGCGCGAGCATCACGCCCTTGAGCGCCTCGCTGCCGTAGGCCGCGGCCTTGATCTCATCCCAGGTCGGGTAGCGAGACGGGTGCGCGATCGACAGGTGCCAGCGGTACTCGGCCTCGCCGTGCACGGCGTACGGCTCACGGGAGACCATCACCGTGCACTCGCCGAGCGTGTGCCGCTCCGTGTGCAGCGCGCCCTGCCGGATCAACAGCAGCTCGGCCTCGCGGCCCTGGGGGCTGAGATCGCGGCGCAGCGACGGTGGCGCGTTCTTGAACGTGCCCGGCACGCGGCTCATGCGCCCTCCGCGGCGAACCGCGGCACCTCCGGTGGTTCGCCCTCCACGACCTCGACCGTCATCACCTCGGGTGTCGCGTCGACGCGGGCGAGCAGCGTGCTGGCGTGCAGCAGCTCGGCCTCGCTGATCTCGACGCGGCCGCCGGCACGGACGACGAGCGCCTTGAAGGCGACGACGAGCCCGGCGACCTCGTTGCCGGTGACCGGCTCGGCGAAGCGGGGGTCGCTCATGGGATCTTCTCCCCGCCCGCGAGCGCGGAGCGCTTCTCGCGCATCGCCTCGCGCAGCTCGCGCGCGGTCATCTCCGGCCAGTCGACGATGTGCCCGGGCGACCAGACCTGGTTCACGGCCTTGAGCACCATCTCGGGGCGAACGACGTCGTCGTCGTCCGCCCCGTCGAGGAGGTCGAGCACCTGCTCCAGGAGCAGCTCGGCCGCCTGCTCGATCGTCCACTCGCTCACGAGACGATCCTGAGCTGGCGGGGCGCGGGCGGCGCCGTGCGGTAGGCCTCGCGGACGCGCTGCCGGGCGAGCCGCTCGTCCGGGTGCCCGTACAGGGTGCGGACGAGCTTGCCGCCGTCACGGTGGCCGAGGTGGAGCGCGATCACGTGGTCGGGCAGCTCGAGCACGTTCAACGAGTACCAGCCGAAGAAGTGCCGTGTCACGAGGTACAGCTCCGAGTTGCCGAGGCCTGCGGCGGCGCGGACCCGGTTCCAGTGGTGCGTCCGCGTCGACGGGCAGTAGTGCGAGCCGCGCAGCGTCTGGAAGCAGTGCTCGCCCTCGCGGGGCAGGGAGAGCAGCCGATCTCGCGCCCGTTCGGTCATCCCGATCGTGCGGATGTGGTGCGCCTTCGGCTTCGTGAACTGGCGCGAGATCTTGTTCCACTGCTCGTCGACTCGGATCTCTTCCTTCTGAAAGTCGCACTTCGTCCAGCGCAGTGCGTCCAGCTCGCCGGGCCGCATCCCGGTCCCGATCGCGACGTCGAGATAGGCGGCGAACGAGGGCGGCGTCAGCTCCTCGGCGAGCTGGATGAACGTCTGGATCTGCGCCTCGTCGGGCGGTTGCACGTCGCGGCGGCCGCGCGAGCTGGGCAGGCCGAGGTTCGCGAACGGGTTCTCGCGGACGAGCCTCCCGGCGGCGGCGGAGGCGGCGTCGTTCCACATCACCCGCAGCTCCTTGACCGTCGAGGCGTGCTTGCCGCGCAGCCACTCGGCCACCTCGTCGTCGCCGACCGCCCGCATCGCGAGCGACCCGTAGCGCTCGACGAAGGCCTTCGTCCGGGCGCGGTAGTTGATGTTCGTCGACTCGGACGGTCGCTGCCAGATCGGGTTCGTCGTCCACTCGGCCCACCACTCGGAGACGGTGACGCCGGCGCGGGCGCTCTTGGAGAGCAGCGTGCGGGCCTCGGCCTCGGCGAGCTTCGCCTCGGCCTCGCTCTCGTAGGTGTCGGGGCCGCCGATCACCTGGCGGACGGAGACCTGCTTGCGGAGGCGCGGGTGCCAGACCCGGCCGCGCCAACGGCCAGACGGAAGCTGGTTCGGCATGAGGGCTACTCCTTTGGTCGGTTCCCGGGTCGCGGTCACGTGCGATCCCGGCTTTCACCGACTCTACCTCGTTTCGCGGCCCAGGACGTCGCCTCCGACAGCCGGTAGCGGCGGACCCGCAGCCCCCAGGTCTGCGACGGCATCCCCTCGGCCGTCCAGCGCTTGATCGTGTTCCGGGAGACGCCCATCAGCCCGGCCAGCTCGGCGGCGTCGACGTAGCGCTCGGCCACGGCGCTCACGCCCGTACCAGCGTGTAGGCGTTGTCGAGGTCGTGGTCGCCGCCCCTCGGCTCGATCCCGTGCGGGTCATGGTCCCGGTGGTCGATCCCGGGCCACCAGCCGACGTGGAGCCTGGTCATCACCCGCTCGGCCGGGTCCCAGCTCGCGGCCGCGAGCACGGCCGTCACGGCCAGGAACAGCAGCACGGCGACGGCGGCGTCGATGGCGGCCTTCTTCGCGAACCGGACGGCGCGGCGGCGCTTGAAGCGCTCGGCCTCGCTGCGCTTGATCCGGACCGAGCCGGCCGTCCGGGTGCCGTTGAGCAGCACCACCGCGAGCTTGCCCTCCGAGATCCAGCGCTCGACGGTTCGCCGCGACACCTTCGTCTCGGCGGCGAAGTCGGCGATCGTCAACAGATCGAGTGCCACGTGCACCCCCTAGCCACCCATGCCGCCCTGGGCGAGTCGGCTTCACCAGCCGCAACTGCTAGTCGGGCGAACGGTCTGCCTTCTCCGGCTTAGCCCCTCGCTCGCGGCATGGACGAACGGCGGACACTACATCGTCACCACACGACGACGCAAGGCGGGCGTGCACTACATGTCGGCCTCTGACGGCCTCTGACGGGAACGCCCGTTCCCGGCCTGACGCCGGAGCCGCACGTTGCGCGATTTTCCGTCGCCGCCCGGCGAATCCGGCCGCGTGTAAGCGACGGAGAGGCGACGAAACGAAGTCGGGCGGGTGATTGGTTGCCGGTTTTCGGCGGCTCTGGGCCTCTACGGGCCCGGCGGCGGCTTCTCCTCGTCGCGGTCGCGCTCGACGAACACGCCGACCCGGAAGCGGTGCGCCTTCGGCGGGTCCCTCGGCCGGAACATCGTCCGGCCGACCACGATCAGCGCGAGCACGAGGAAGAATCCGACGAAGACCGCGGTGATCAGCACCGGGTCGGAGTAGCCGATCACTCGTCGGGCGGCGGCTGCCCGTTCAGGTGCACCTGCTGCGCCGCGAGCGTGCCGAGCACGCCGACGCAGGCCGAGGCGATCGAGAAGGCGCCGGCCGAGCTGTAGTCGTTCGCGGCCAGGATCGCCCCGACGATCATCCCGGTGATCGCGATCAGCCCGAGCAGCGCCAGGAACACGAGGCCGGTCAGCGGGTGGTGCGTCACAGGCCGTCGCCTTCAGGCCCGGCGTGGCTCGGCTCCTCGTCCGGCTCGTCGGCCGGTCCCGGCCACTCGAGCCCTTCCACCTGGTCGACGTCGACGGGCGGCTCTTCGTCGCTCATAGCAGCTCCTTTGCTCTCGCGATCACGCTGTCGATCGGGAAGCCGCTGCCGCAGTCCCAGTGGCCGCCGCCCCACGAGCCGAGGTCGTTGTGCTGGCAGACGCCGCGGCCGCCCGACTGGGCCTGCGAGGCGGACAGCTTGACGACCGGGATCCCGTACGCGCGCGCCTCCTCGGCGATCCAGCGGGCGCAGTTCTCGAGCATGTTCGGGTGCTTGTTCCACTCGGCGGTCGACCACTTGGCGAACGCGCACAGCTCCGTCTGGACGGCGACCGGGTTCGCGTTCGCGGCCGTCCAGGCCTTGCCGGAGCGTTGCACGTACTCGCCGACGATCCCGAGCTTGTCGTCGATCCCGGTGTGCGAGCTGACGGCGTTCGCCGGGTTCGCGAACCAGTTCCCGAGCGACTCGATCGTCGTCGCGCCCTCGGCGGTGTGCAGCACGATCAGCCGCACCGCGGAGCCGCCGCGGGAGCTCCAGTTCGGCGACGGCATCGCCTTCCGCGAGAGAGCGGGCGGCTTCTGGCTCGGCGGCGGCTTCTGGAACTGGTCGTACGCCTGGTTGATCAGCTTGACGGCGGTCGCGTCCATCGCCGGCTCGCCGGCGTGCGGCAGCCCGGCCGGGATCCGGATCGAGCGCAGCCCGTTGAACGTCGCCTGGCCGACGAACCCGGTCGCCTGGATCCCGAGCTGCCGCTGGCACCCGGCGATCCCCGTCTCGGGGACGTTGCCGCCGGGCTTGCCGTGCGCGAACCCGTTCGAGTAGGCCCGGTCGAACGTCTGCCACGGCCAGCGCCCGGCCCGCGAGACGGTCCGCTTGTAGGCCTCGACGTCCGGCCCGTCCGAGGAGGGCGGGTAGCCCTTCGCGTCGGGCGGGTAGAGCGGCCGCGGGAACCCCTTCACGCTGACCATCGGCCCGCCCGGGTAGCCCTTCTCCCACCACTCGCTCATGGCGTCACCTCGCTCGTCTCGGTGTACGCGCGGGCGAAGTCGTCCGCGTTCATCGCCCGGTCCTCGCCGCTCGAGCTGGTGACGACCAGGAGGCCGGGCAGGACGAGCGCGACGCCGTGCGGCGTCGTCAGCTCTTCGGGCGTGGTCACCGTCCGGGTCGTGTACGTCGTCGTCGGCTCGGACGGGGCGACCGGCTGCGCCGGGACCGGCTGCGGGGTCGGGGCGACCGGCTCGGCGATCGGGTTGCCTTCGCTGTCGGCCGGGGTCTGCTCCCAGGCGGCGTGCGCCGCCTCGTAGTCGGCCTGCGTCTGCTCGTTCGCCGCCTCGATCGTGGTCTTCTGCGCGTTCCAGGCGTTCATCTGCTCGGCGTAGTTCGCCTGCTGCGCGTCGTAGCTCTCGAGGTCGAGGTTCGCGTAGTAGCTGCTCATCGCCTCCTCCTAGTTGTCGAGCTTGACGATGTACGGCACGAACGTCGTCGTCGGCAGGTTCTCGTGCGCGCCGCCCGAGCCGGAGTTGCCGACCGAGACGCCGGTCCCGGCTGCGGCGACGCCGATCCCGGTCGTGACGCTGTTCGTGTTGCCGTCGCCGGACGGGAGGAAGCCGCCGCCGTAGCCGCCCGGGGCGCCGGTGCCGGGCTGGTTGACGGACTGGTTCGTGCCGCCGCCGAGCGTGTGGTAGTGGCCGCCGTCGCTGACGCCGTGCGCGTGGCCGGGGTCGCTGATCCCGTGGTTGTGCACGGGCTGCTCGGCGACGACGAGCGCGTGGTACTCCTCGCCGGTCACACCGGCCAGCGTCGCGGCGATCGAACGGGTGATCCGGTTGGCGCGGGCGCCGCCCGGCATCGCGTCGAGGCCGATCGGCGTCTGGCCGCGCAGGTCGGGCACCCGGAACTTGCCCGCTCCCGGGTCGGCCTTGCCGCCGTGCGTCTTCCAGGCGGCGGCGATCGCGGCCGCGGCGATCGGGTAGGTCGCGGCGTCGTAGGCGGCTCCGTCGGCCCAGACCCAGGTGCCGTAGGTCGCCGGCGCCGGCAGCGCCGAGCCCGACCACATCTTCACCTCGCCCGGGATCGAGCCGCCCGAGCGGATCTGCGAGAGCACCGTCTCGAGCCGGTTGCAGAGCGCCGCCAGGTCGGTCGGCACGTCGGCCGGGTCCGTCTCGTTCGGGTACGGCAGCCCCCAGGTTGGCGTCGTCGCCTTCTGCTGCTCGGGGGTCGGCTGGCTCATCGGCTCCTCCTCACGCTGGCATGTCGTCGCGGGCGGCGGCGTAGCTCGGATAGACGGTGTTGACGGCCGCGTAGTCGACGTGGTTGTCGCGCAGCTGCGCGTAGATCTGGCCGGTCGCGGTCCCGTCGTAGGCGAGGACGATCCCGCCGGGCTTCTGCGCCAGCAGCGCCCGCAGCGTCGCCGCCGGGTCCGGGGTCTGCGGGGCGTATGTCCGCACGGTCACGTAGTAGGCGTAGTCAGGCGCCGCCGGGAAGCCCTGCGCGGCCCCGTCCCGTTCCCGGAAGACGACCGTCTGGGCGCCGGTCAGCGTGGCGGCGGCCGCGCCGACCATCGCCGCCCGGGTGCCGCGCCGGAACCCGTCCGTCGAGGCGATCCGGGCGCGCATGTCGGCGTCGGACGAGTTCGGGAGCAGCCGGACGCCGGCGAACTGGGCGAGCCAGGGCAGGGCGTCGGTCGGGCAGCGGTTGAGGTCGAGCAGCAGCGTCCAGCCGGGGTCGCCGGCGTCGGTGTCCCGGACGAGCTCCTCGACCTGCTGGAACATCGCCCCGATCGCGTTGCAGTAGATCAGCAGCGCCCAGCCGTTCTGCTCGTCCTGGTCGGCGAGCGGCTCGAGCGCCGCGTACAGCCGCTCCGCGAAGCTCGATGGGGCGAGCTGTGCGGGCGGCACGCTCACTCCGCGGTCACCGTCCCGGTGATCGTCCCGGCCTGCGCCATCGGCGCGATCCCGGTCAGCGCGACGTCGGCGGTCCCAAGCGCCTGCCCGGAGACGGCGAGCTGCACCGTGTCGACGTAGTCGACGCCCTCGACGCGGTCGACCTCCGCGATCAGCTCGTTGTGCCGGACGACCGGCCGGTTCAGCCAGGAGCGGCCGGACGTGTCGCCGAACGGGGGTACGCCCCACTTCGCGGGCAGCAGGTAGTTCTGCACGGCGGCGATCGCGCGCGCCTGCACGTCGGCCGGGTCGTAGGCGTGGAACGAGTGCGCGGCGAAGTTGACGTCGATCTGCGTGTACGTCGGGTCGACGACGAAGACGAGGAAGTTGACCTCGCGGGCCGACTGCAGGAGCGCGTCGACGTCGGACTTCACCTGGGCCGGGCACGGGTTCCCGGCCGCGTCGCAGATCGCGACGGTCACGCAGCGCGGGCAGTTCGTGTCGATCGGCGGGCCCGGGTTGTAGAGGTCGATCGCCGTCGCCCTCGCAACGCCGGCGATCGACTGCTGGGCGAGCACGGCGAAGTCCTGCGGCAGGATCGGCCGCGGCGTCAGCAGCGTCAGCAACGCCGACAGGCGCGACAGGTAGGCGTCCATCGTCTCCGCGTCGACGCCGCCCGAGGTCGGCCGGTCGAGCGTCACCGTGGCGATGAATGAGAGCGCGTCGATCACCGAGACCGTCCCGGTCAGGTCGGAGGCGGCCGCCCCGGCCTCGAGCGCCGTGCAGACGACCCCGGCCGCCTGCGTCTGCCCCTGCAGGATCAGCACGTCCTCGGCGACCGCGAACGCGTAGCTGGTCGGCGACGCCGGCGGCGTGACCGCGATCACCGTCCCGGCCTGGATCGTGTACCCGGCGTTATCGGCCGCCGTCCAGGTCGTCGACGCCTGCGCCTGGAGCGCGTTGTGCTGTGGCAGCCCGAGCACCGAGCCGCCGAAGTAGGCGAACACCTGGTCGGGGACGAGGCCGGCCAGGGTGGCGTTCTCGGCGGCGATCTGGGCCAGCGCCTCGACCAGCCAGGCGTCGAGGTTGCCGTTCGACGGCTGCCAGTTCGGCACCTGCTGCTGCAGGTAGTCGAACGCCTCCCCGGCCAGGTCGACCGGCGACGTGTCGAGCGGCAGCGGGATGTACGAGCTCATCTAGACCTCCGATCTCACCTGGACCGACACCTGCACTCGGGCGACCAGCTCGTCGATCGCGTCCGGGTGCTCCTCGAGCACGGCGACCGCCCTCGGCTCCCAAGTCTCCAGCGCCAGCCGGATCTCGTCCACGTCGGGCCCGGGCAGCGTGAACGCCGGGTCGGTGATCCCGAACGCGGGCAGCTCGACCCGGAAGCCGACCGGGCAGACGAGGATCGCGTAGCAGCAGTCGGCGATCTCGTCGAGCGAGTCCTGCTCCGTCTCGGCGGCGTTCCCGCCCGCGAACCGGAACGGCAGCGAGAAGTGCGGCACGTCGGTCACGGTTGCGGCGGCGGGGCGGTCGTCCCGAACTGCCCGGACGGGAGGAACACGGTGACGAGGCAGTGGTCCTTCGTCTCGTCGCCACCAGCCGCCATCAGGAACCCGGACGCCAGCTCGTCCGGGGTGCGGCTCGTGTCGTCGCCTTCGGCGTAGTTGACGGTCGCGTTGATCTGCATCCGCTTTCCCCTTTCAGAGCTGCATGGCAAGGACGGACAGGTGCGAGTAGGTCTGCTGGCCGGTGTTGTCGGCCTGCGTCTGGATGATCAGGTTGATCCAGTCGTAGGCGTACTTCGGCAGCACCACCCAGCCGGAGTCGTAGTGGACGGGCGACGTCTGGCAGGTGATCGCGGACGTGTAGGCGTCGGCGGAGGCCGACGCACCCTGGCCGTTGTACCCGGCCTCCCAGCGCAGCTTGAAGTTGCCGTACGCGTTCGACTGGTTCGACCAGAGATAGCCGAGGATCTTGACCTGCCAGTTCGGCCCGTCGTAGCCGTGACCGGGACCCTGCCCCGAGCAGTTCATCCAGGGCAGCGAGCCGCGCTGGCCGGTGTCCTGGTAGCCGTAGTTGCCGGTCGTGTGCTGCGCGTTCGACGAGATCACCGGCAGGATCGGGTTCACTTCCCGCCAGTAGCCCCACGCTCCGGCGCCGGTCGCCCGCCGCTCCCAGATCCGGGCCAGGCTGTTGCCGTCGTCGGTGAAGCACCAGACCCGCTGCGTGACCCAGGTGTTCGTCGACGGGAACTGGTTGTCGTGGACGGTCACGATCCCGATCAACCAGGCACCGGCTGCCTCGTTCGGCGCGTTCGCCGCCCCGGCCGCCATGTACCAGCCGTTCGTGTAGACGGCGTTCCAGTCGGTGATCGAGACGCCCTTCTGGCCGAGCCGCCCCGACCCGGTCACCAGCGCGGGCACGTCGGCGTCGGCGATCGGCGACCAGACTGCCGCCCCGCCGACGCCCTTGATCCACTGGCCGTTCACGACCGGCGGGATCCCGCCGCTCTGCGCGACCCACTGCGTGTCGTAGTCGGTGGCGCTCTTCTTCGAGAGCACCTGCCCGGCGGCACCGCCCGCGGCGACACCCGGGCCGGTCGGGCCGGTCGGGCCGGTCGCCCCTGTCGCCCCGGGGTTGCCCTGCGGCCCGGTTGCCCCCGTGGCGCCAGTCGCGCCCGGGTCGCCCTTCGGCCCCTGCGCGCCCGTCGCGCCCGTCGGCCCCGCAGGACCAGTCGCGCCCGTCGGCCCCGTCGCGCCGACCTGCGCGAGCAGCTCCCAGTTCGTCGGGTCGGTGTCCGGCGAACCGGGGCTCGTCCCGGCCACCTTGCGGCGCCAGCTCGAGCCGCCGTAAGTGACGGCGTCGTTGACGACGTACGCGGTCGCCGCCGCCCAGGCGCCGCGCCAGGTCAGGCCTGGCGGCCCGGTCGCGCCGGTCGGGCCGGTGTTGCCGGTCGCGCCGGGGTCGCCCTTCGGGCCTTGCGGGCCTGCCGGGCCGGGAACGGTCGAGTCGGCGCCAGGCGGGCCGGTCGGGCCTGCAGGGCCGGTCGCGCCGGTGTTGCCGGTCGCGCCGGGGTCGCCCTTCGGGCCTTGCGCGCCCTGCGGCCCGGTCGCGCCGGTGGCGCCGGTCGGTCCGGTCGGGCCAGGATCGCCCTGCGGGCCCTGAGGACCCGTCGGCCCCGCCGGTCCTTCCGGGCCGACCGGCCCCGGTTCGCCGGTCCCGTAGACCGGCGCCGTCGTCAGCGCCCAGGGTGTCTGGTCGTCCTCGGTCAGGACGAGCAGGCACTCGTCGCCCTTCGCCGGCAGCCCGTTCGACGGCACCCACTGGCACGGCCCCCATGTCTGCCGGGAGCCGTCGAACGCCTTGACGGTCACGTACAGGTCGTCGGCGATCGTCGCCGGGCTGTTCGCGATCACGCCCTTGACGGCGGCGACCGGCGGCCGGTCGCGGGCGAGCAGCTCGCCGAGCAGCGACTGGTTCACGTGCCCTTCCAGTGGCGGGGCGTGAACCCGCCCTTCGGGTGCATCTGCGGGTTGAACCCGGCGCCGCCCCAGCCCTTGCCCCAGTCGCCGGTCCCGAAGTGCTGCGGCGGCTGCCCGGGCGGCTTGAACTCCATCCAGACGTGGATCGCGTTCGCCCAGACCGTCAGGTACGTCCCCTCGCCCGCGTCGCCCCAGGTCCCGGCGATCGCCCCGGACACATCGACGGGGCCGCCCAGCTTGAAGCCCATCCCGGCCGTCCCGAGCACGGCGCAGGTCGAGCCGGAGCAGTCGAAGCCGATCCCCGGGTCTTTGCCGGTCCCCCGGTCGGGCGTGCCGCAGTGCGCGTGCCCGCCGCCCCAGACGTACGGGTAGCGCTTGGCGCCGATCTGCTGCGCCGCCTGGTAGGCCTTGTCGATCAGCGGCGAGCCGGAGCCGAGCACGGCCCCGGAGCTCGAGGTCGACGTCGTCGTGGCGGCGGCGGGCTCCGGCAGCGGCTTGACCGCCCGCTTGACGGTCAGCGTCGCCTGGGCGTCGAACAGGCCGCGGCTGACGTCGGCGACGAGCCAGCGCCCGTCGGCGGGGCCGACGTTGTCGAGCACGACGACCGAGCCGGGCGGGAAGGCGAGCCGCGAGGCGCGGGCGGTCACCGTCGCCTGCGACGAGGCCTTGCCGTTGTCGACGTCGAAGTCGATCGTCGAGACGCCGACCGTGTCCTCGCTGAGCGTGGCGGCGGGCCGCGCCTTGACCAGCGTCGTCTCGGCGACGAAGTAGACGGCGCCGTCCGCGGCGAAGCACTTCCAGCCGACCTCCTGGGCGAGCCGCTGCAGGCAGGCCCACGAGTCCTCCTTCTGCCCGGCGCTGCCGCCGCGCTGGAACGTGTACGGCACCACCGTCGTCGTGGAGACCGTCCCGCCGGACGGGCTGCCGCCGTAGGCGGCCACCCAGCGTTCCGCCTCGGCCCGGTACTGGTCGTAGCGAGTCGGGAACGCCGAGCCCTGGCAGGCCTGCGCGATCTGCCCGGCCGTCCATGACGGGTTCTTCGCGGCGAGCACGATCGCGCCGCCGCGGCCGGTGAAGCCGCGAGTCAGGAAGGCGTTGCAGCAGGCCTCGATGTCGGTGTTCGAGATGTTCATCCCCTGCGCGGTCGAGTCGCGGACCTGGAGAATCCCGCGCGAGCCGTAGCCGTCCGCCGAGGGCGACGACGGGTTCGTGATCGTCGACTCGACGATCACCGCCTCGATCAGCGCGACCGCGGCCCGGCCGGAGGCGCCGAGCGAGTTCGCGACGTCGAGGCAGCGCTGCGCGTTCGCCTTCTGCTGCGCCGACGCCGGCGCGCCCTTAACGGTCAGCCTCGCGTCCGGGGCGAAGCCGCCGCCGCCCGGCGCGGTCTGCTGCGAGCTCGTCTGCCGCTGGCTGGCGGCGGCGATCGGCTGCACCGTGTGCAGCTCGGGGCAGACGAACGGGACCGGCCCGCCCGGCTGCTTGACCTCGCGGACGATCGAGAGCGCGAACTCGGCCCTCGTCATCTTCGCCCGGGCCGCCTTGCGCGGCGTCGTGATCTGCCGCAGCAGCGCGACGATCCGGTCCTCGAAGGTCAGCGTCAGCTGCGTCCCCTGCTTCTGCACCTGGACAAGCCGCCACCAGAGGCCGCCGTACTGGAGGTCGATCTGCGTGTTGAAGACGCCGGAGCGGAGCAGCGTCCGGTCGGAGTCGTCGACGACGATCGTCAGCGTCGAGGCGCCGTCCATCGTCCGGGCGATCGTCCCGTTCGTCACCCGGTCCTCGATCTCGGCGCCCCGGCCGACCTTCGAGCCGACGACCCGCAGCAGCACCTGGCCGACGTCGACGTCGGCGGCGAGCGCGCTCATAGGCGCTCAGCCTCGCGCGGGTCGGCGGGGTGAGCATGTATGCGCGATTCCGTGGGAATCACGGCAGCCTCAGCACCTGCCCGACCGACAGCCGGTGCGGGTCGCGCAGCTTGTTCAGGGTCGCGATCTCCGTCCAGCGGGACGCCTTCCCGAGCAGCCGGGCGGCGATCGCCGAGAGCGTGTCGCCCTTCTTGACCGTGTAGCGCTTGACCGACGCGCCCTGCTTCGTCTTCGGGCCGGCCGTCTTCGCCCGCTGCCGGTTGGCGGCGCTCGACAGGACGACCCGCGTGTCGGCGATGTACTCGAGCAGCGAGACGGTCACCTGCTGGCGCACCCGGTCGCCGTTCGCGTTCGCGAGCGCGTCGCCCCAGTTCAGCGAGTCGATCACCCAGTGCTTGCCCTTGTGCGGCAGCAGCCCGCCGGTCGCCTGGAGCGTGATCCGGGGCGGCGAGCCGTCCGAGGCGGTCGGGGTCGCCATCGCCTCGAGCGCACCCAGGTCCTTCTCGATCGACGGCGGCTGCTGCGTCCCGCTGCCCTGCTGCCAGCTGTCGAACTGGAGCGGCAGGTCCATCCGCAGCCCGGGCGAACCCTGCCAGACCGAGAGCGGCGAGCGGCGCGGCCGCGCGATCTCCTGCCAGCCGCCGTACCCGGCGGTCACGTTCGGGCGGGCGTCGGAGAGCCGGACGAGGATCGACCGGGGCGGGTCGGTCGAGACGAGCTTCACCCAGCCGACCGGGATCATCGCCGCGCCATCGTGTTCGCGCCGACCTGGGCGACCGCCCGGGCGAGCACCTGCGAGTCGAGGTAGACCGGCACCTCGATCGTCCCGACGCCGAGGCCGCCCATCGCGACCTGCTGCTGCGTCGGGGTCAGCGGCACGACGCTCGAGCCGGACGGCAGGTTCAGCACCTCCGGCCCCTGCTCGCCGACCAGCCAGTTGCCGCCGCGCATCACCGTCCCGCCGGCCTGCAGGCCGAGATGCCCGGCGAGGCCTCCGACCGTCCCGGCCGCCTTCAGCACGGCGCCGCCGCCCGGGATCTTCTTCAGCGACCCGATCAGCTTGCCGGGGATCCCCTTCACGTAGTTGATCAGCCGGTCGAACAGCCCGCGCACGTCGTTGACGAACCCGACCAGGAACTGCTTGATCGTCTTGAAGTGCTTGATGATCAGGACGACAGCGAGCCCGAACGGGCCGGTCAGCACGCCGAGCACGTAGGGCCAGTTCTTCTTCAGCCAGTTCCAGACGAACTCGGCGCCGGCGAGCAGCGCCTGCCAGGCCTCCTCGGCGATCCGCTTGAACGTCCCGAAGTGCTTGATCACGATCAGCGTGACGGCGATCAGCCCGATGATCGCGATCACGACGATCCCGATCACGTTCGCGTCCATCGCCAGGTTGAGCGCCCACTGGGCGACCGTCCAGCCCTCGGTCGCGGCGGTCTGCGAGAGCGTCGCGACCGTCGAGGCGATGATCGCGACCCGCCAGGCGACGAGCGCGACGACCAGCGTGACGATCACGACCCGCAGCGCCTTCGCGTTCGAGGTCACCGGCTCGAGCGCCTTCGCGACGACGAGCAGCACCTTGGCGAACCCGGTCATCACCGGCAGCAGCGCCAGCGAGGTCTGCGTCTTCAGCCCCTCGAACGCCTTCGAGAGCTCCCGCTGCTGCGCGATCTGCTGCTGCTCGGCCTTCAGCTGCGACGAGGTCAGATAGTGCCCGGACGCCTTCTGCGCGTCGAGCATCTTCAGCACCGCCTCGCGGCCCTTCGAGAGCACCGGCAGCAGCTGCTGCCCGGTCCGCCCGAGCAGCTGCTGGGCGAGCGCGGCCCGCTCCGACGGGTCGCGCATCTTCTGGAAGGCGTCCGCGATCGTGAGCAGCACGTCGCCGGTCCGGCCCTTGCGGATCGCGTCGAGCGGGATCCCGAGCCGGTTCAGCGTCAGCCGCGCCTTCTCGCCGCTCGACTGCGCGGAGGCGATCGCGGACGACAGCTTCGCCAGCTGCTTCGGGGCGTCCTTGCCGCCGGCGGCCGCGACGGCGTCGATCTGCTTCCGGAGCGCCGCCACCTTCTGCGTCTCCGTCGACGTCCCGAGCGCCGACTTGTCGATCTGGCGGCTCAGCGTCGCGATCGAGGTCGAGAGCTGCCGGGTCGAGATCCCGCGCTCCTTCGTCAGCGCGATCCACTCGGACGAGCGCTCGGTGTCCATCCCGGTCTGCGTCTGCAGCGCGTAGGTGCCCTTCGCCAGGTCGGCGGTCGCCTTGTTCGCGTCGCGCAGGAACTTGACGCCGCCGTAGATCAGCGAGGCACCGGCGGCCCACTTGAGCATCCCCTTCCAGCCGCGCCCGGCCGCCGTCCCGGACGTCTCGGCCGACTTGCCGACCCCGCCGACCGCCGCCGAGGCCTTCTCCGCGTCGGCGACGAACTGCGGCACGTTCCGCAGGAAGAGGATGAACTCGAGGGCGTCGAGCGGCACGGCTAGCTCACCGGATCGCCTTCACGACCTGGTTGCTGATCCGCACCGCCAGGTCGCGGTGGAGCAGCTCCTGCCAGTGGCCCGCCCGCCGCAGCATCGCGGCCAGCAGCAGCTGCTCCTCGCGGTCAGTCGAGAGCAGGAAGCGGTAGCCCGGCAGCCCGAACAGGCACATCGCGGCGGCCATGTCGACCTGGTCGCCGCTCAGGATTCCCCCAGCAGGTCTTCGTCGGCGTCCGCGTCCACCCCCTGCGCCCACGACAGGTACTCGCTGACCGCCACCCCGACCGCGATCTCGGGCGACGGCACCTGGTCGAAGATCGCCCGCACGAGCAGCCGCAGCGTCGGTGCCTCCTCGCTCACCTGGAGCAGCTCGGCGAGCCGCGTGTCGAGGCGGCGCGGCTCGCCGCTCGGGTCGATCGGCTCCAGCGGCAGGTCGCGGCTGCGCCGGACGAGCACCTCCTCGACGACGTCGAGCAGCGTGTCCGCGTTGAGCGCGAAGTCCCGCATCGGGTTCTTCTGCCGCTCCATCTTCTCCATCCGCATCCGCGCCCTTGTCTGCGAGTCGCCGGCGAGCGGGGCGCAGCGCAGGACGAGGCAGCCGCGGTAGCCGGGCACGACCATGTCGTAGACCTGCTCGGCCGTGTGCTCCTCACGGCGGCGGCGGATCGCCTCCAGCGCCGTCTCCTGGACGTCGACCTCGAGCGGCCGGATCTCGGTCGGGGCGTCGTCGAACTCGTGCAGGCTCACGTGATCGACCCGTTCGGCGTGATCTCGATCTCGAGCAGCGCGTGGTCGGTCGAGTTCGAGTCGACCTCGGGCAGCGTCACCCGCTTCAGCGTCCCCGTGTACGTCAGCGAGTCGCCGTAGACGTTGCCGTCGATGTCGAGGGCCTGCTGCTGGAGCACGCACGTGCCCTTGCCGACCCGGCCGAGCAGCCACTTGACGATCGGCGCGTCCCGGTCGAGCTGGTAGAGCCGGTTCACGACCACCTGGGCGACGGTCACGAGGCCGCCGAGCGAGATCGTCGGCAGCATCCCGCCCGGCTTGTACGTCAGCTCGGTCGTGTCGGTGTCGCCGCCGGTCTTGACGTCGAACGTGCCCAGGTTGCGGCCGTCGACCCTGAGCGTCGTGTTCCACTGGTCCTTCCGCATCGCTCACTCCTCCCTTCTCACGCGGCGACGGACAGGCCCGCCGGGGCGATGGTCTGCGTCGTTGCGACCTTGACGATCTCGATCACGACCCACTCCGGCGACGGGCTCATCTTCACGAGCAGCACCGCGTGCAGCTCGCCGTTCGCGATCGTCGTCGGCGTGTTCACGGACGAGCCGACGTCGACCCGGAACGCGTCCTGCGGCGTCGCCCCGTAGAGCGCGCCGGCGAGGAAGAACGCGTTCAGCATCGCCGACAGGTCGCCGCCGAACTGGGCGATCGTCTTCCCCTGCCCGTCGAGCGTCGTGAACACGTAGTGCTCGCCGATCGCCTCGGCCTGGGCGGTGATCTCCATGTTCAGGCGGCTGTTCCCGAACCAGACCCACTGCGAGTTCGCGTTCTGCGCGTCGAGCGTCCGGTAGCCGTACGTGCGGACCCCGCCGTACTTGACCCGGGCCATGTTCACCGACGCGTCGTTCAGCGCCGTGTACTCGGCGTCCGTGTAGGTCGCCTCGACGTCGATCACGAACACGCACTGGCCGAGGTCGCCGGCGGCGGGCTGGTTGGCGGTGAACGTGGCGTCGTTGCGGGCGATGATCCCCGCCTCGACCGCCGCGTACGGGACCGTCCTCGTCGTCCCGGCGGTGACACCGGGGATGATCGCCGACGGGGCGAACAGCGCCCCGAAGCGGGCGTTCGCGTCGGTCGCGAGCGCGGCCGCGGCCGCCTCGAGGGCAGCGGCCGTTCCGTCGGCGGTCGTGAGCAGCGCGACCCGGTTCGTCGCGGCGGCGTGCGCCAGGAGCGCCGACTGGTTCGCGGCGTCGCCGGCGAGCGTGTGGTCGGCGATCCAGACCTGCCCGGGCCCGAGGTCCTTGCCGAGCGCGTCGAGCGCCGCCTTGATCGTCGGGTCGAGCGCCAGCGTGTCGACGCTGCCGCCGCTGATCTTCGCCTTCCCGGCCTTCAGCGGCTCGAGCGACGCCGACGCCGCCTCGACGTCGAGCACGGTGCCGGGGTTCGTCCGCGACACGTACAGCTGGCTGCCGCCCTCGCGGAAGAACGCGTCGGCGGAGTCGTAGGTCGCCTGGTCGCCCGCGACGCTGCCGCGGGCGCCGAAGGTCGCCTCGTACTCGGTCAGCGAGCGGACGAGCGCCACGTTCGGCGGCGCCGGCGTCTGCCCGGCCGGCGTCAGGCCGACCAGGAAGCCGACCCCGGTGTTCGTCGGCGGCGAGAGCGGCGGGCTGAGCGCCCGCGAGATGACGTCCACACCCGGTCTGCTCATAGCTCAGTCCTCCTTCGGCTGTGTATGCGACTCGACCGTTTGGACGGTCGGCCAGTCCGGCCACGGCGTCGTGTCCGGGTCGAGCGGGGCGAGCGGGTACGACGGCCCGGCGTTCGCGACCGCGACCCCGTGCACGGTCACCTGGAAGATCGCCTGCCCGGAGCTGAGCGAGCGCTGGTCGTCGTAGGCCAAGTCGTTGTGCCGCTCGTCGAGCCAGGCGACCCCGTCGGCGTGCCCGTCGAGCGACGGCTTCTGCAGGAACAGCGTCCGGACGGCGGCCGTCAGCAGCTGCGCCATGTCGTGCGACGCCTGCTGCGTCTTGGCCGAGCAGAGCACGCCGAGCCCCATCAGCCAGTCGGCGGTCACCGTCCCGTCGCCCTCCTTGCGCGGCGGCCGGGCGATCCCGGTCGAGATCAGCATCAGCCCGGGCAGGTGGTCCTCGGGCCACTTGTCGAAGCTGATCGTCCGCACGTACGACTTCGGCCGCGCGTACGTCCCGGCCGTGATCCCGTGCTGCCGCTCGACCTCGGCCAGGTAGGTGCCGATCCACTTCCTGCACAGGTCGATGCACCAGGTCTCGACGTCGCCGCCGGCGACGATCCGCCCGAAGATCGACGGCTGCAGCGCGCTGCTCATCGGCGCGATTCCGTGGGAATCACGGCAGCCCGCCGATGTACGTCTTGACCACCTGCGCCATCGCCTCGATCGCCTCCGGCGACAGCCCGACCACCTCGCGGACCGGCATCTTCGACGTGCCGAACTGGTGGAAGCGGGCGTAGTCGACGTCGGTGCCGAAGCGGAGCGCGTCGAAGGTCGAGTCGCCGAGCCCGGTCGCGGCCGCGGTCAGCGACCGCTCGAGCACGCCGGTCGCGACCAGGATCCGGTCCGGCTGCCCGAGCCGCGCCTTGTTCTCCTCGGTCGCCTGAGCGAGCTGCTGCCAGCCCGGCCCCTGCTCGCCGAAGCGGCGGGCCTCGTCGGCGTGGAAGATCCCGTCGAGCTCCGCCCAGAGCGGCCTCACGTCGGCGGCCCGGACGCCGACCCGCTCTAGGTCGCCCATCGCCTTCAGGACACCCTGCTCCGCGATCTCGACGTGGATCCCGCTCACGCCGGGAACACCCCGCCCGCCTGCGGGATCGACGTCCAGGAGCCGACCTTCAGGCTGACGATCGGCGCCATCTCGTACTCGCTGCCGCCGGCGGCCGCCTCCGCCGTCTCGATCAGGCTCGCCAGGTCCTCCTGGTACTCGGCGTTCAGCTGGTCGTAGGCCGAGCGGTTCTGCCGCACCTGCTCCGGCCAGTACGCCTTCTCGATCCGCAGCGCCGCCCGGTAGGCGACGACCTCGGCGACCGACGGGAGCAGGTCGGGCGGCAGCTTGTCGAGCAGCGGCAGCTTCGGCGCGATCAGCGCCATCGCCGCGTCGATGTGCCCGTCGACCTCGACGTCGGTCGGGCGGGTCGTCGAGTCGAACGTCCCGACCTCGTGCCCCTGGTCGTCCTTCGTGCGGGCGAGCAGGATCCGCCCGACCTGGTCGACGGTCGGCCGTCCCGGCGGCGGGCTACTCATCGTCCACCTCGCTCACGGCGGGGGCGGGCGGGAGCGTGAGCTGGCGGCCGCTCAACGGGACCGGCTCGGCGCCGAACCGCGGCTCGAGCAGGATGTCGTAGTTCCGCTGCCACCAGTCCTCCGGCCAGCTCGCCGGCGGCCGCCGCTCCCGCCCTTGCACGAACTGCTCCCGCAGCCCGACCCCGGCGCGAGCCGGGGCCTGAACCCGGGTGCCTTCGGGATCGGGCAGCGGCATTACTCGGCCTTCGCCTTCGTCTTCGTCGCCGGCGCGGCCGCCGCGGCGAGCGGCTCCCGCACCTGCTTCAGCGTCTGGATCGTCTGCGGCCCGGAGGGCGGGTTCTGCGGCTCCTCCGGCGTGTACGTCTCGTAGGTCGCCTCGGCCGGGTCGATCGAGTGCGTGTACGCGTCCGGCGCGTCCTCGATCAGCTGCTCCTCGACCGTCAGCTTGCCTTCTGCCATCGCTCCTCCTTCGTCGCGTCTCTGCTCGGACGTCGCTCCTAGGTCGCGTTCGTGATCGCGACGACGGCGCGGTTGATGTCGTGGACCATGAACGCGAGCCGCGTCTCGTAGCGGACCGCGGTCAGGTTCTCCTGGAACAGCTTGCGGTCGGTCGTGCCGTCGTTGACCGTCGCCTCGCTCGAGGTCGAGAGCACGACGTCCTTGCGGATCCGCAGGTGCAGGTTCGGCTTGTGCACGACGAAGCCGACGATCTTGCCCGCGCCGGCTGCCGCCTGCGGGTTGTCGAGGTTCGTCGACACCGACGTCGCCAGCCCGTACGTCGGGTCGAAGCCGCCCCACGAGCCCGCCCCGAACACCGGGCGGGTCGCGTCGGCCGCCGACCTGGCGTCGCGCAGCAGCTGTGCGAAGCCGAAGCCGAGCTCGACGCCCATCGAACCCTGGTCGCCGTAGCCGTTCCCTTCGAGGATCCCCATCGCCGCCGACAGCGCGTGCGGCAGCCCGTCCGCCTTCGTCTGGTCGTACTCGACCGTGGCGGTCGTGCCGCGAAGCATCGAGTCGAAGACGCCGGTGATCTGGTTGCCGAGCTGCAGCCCGTTGATGTGCGCGTCGATCGACTGCGCGATCGCCTTGCGGACGCCCGAGTCGACGAGCACGTTCATGTCGCCCGACTGGACGTCCTCGATCATCTCGTCCGTGAACAGGACGATCGAGGCGAACTTCTTCACGAGCATCGTCGCCTGGCTGAACTCGGCCCCGGTCGCGGGCTTGGCCGCGCCTTCACCGACCGGCCCGGCCGTCGGCAGACCCAGCCAGATCGGGAACTGCGTCTTGTAGACGCCGGTCGCCCGGGCGTCACCGCAGAGCTGGGGTGCCCCGGCCTCCTGCAGGATCCCGTTGACCAGGATGTCGCCGATATCGAACGGCAGCACGTAGCCGCCAGCGTTCGGCGGGGATTGCGCGAACGGAATCTGGTTCGCCACTTCTCCTCCTCAAGCTCGAGCTGTCAGCTCGCACGAGACTCCCGTCCCAGGGCCTGCAGGAGCAGCTTGTTGTGCTCCTCCTCCGGTGTCCCTCGTTGCGGGGCGGTCGTCCGTGCGCCACCGTCGAAGCCCGCGGTGGTCGGCTTGCCCTTGTCGGCAAGCAGCTGCTGCAGCTTCTCGGCCTGAAGCTCCATCTCCTCACGGGTCGTGCCCGACAGGAACTCCGCGGTCGCCATGTCGAGCCCGTGCTCGGCGGCGACCTCGTAGCGGAGCGACTTCCTCTCGTGCGCGTCGGCCCGCGCCTTCTCGGCCGTCAGCTGGTCGTTGAGCTTCTCCTGCTGCGACTTGTCGCGGTCGGCGATCTCCTGGAGCTTCTCCTCCAGCTCGCCGATCTTGTTCCGCGACGACGCCGCTTCGTTCCGCAGCTGCTTGACGTAGGACTCGGAGTACGTCCGGCCCTGCGGCTCTTCCGCGACGGGCTTCTGCTCTCCGGCGGCCTCCTGGGCCTCCGCGGCGACGGGGCTCTTCCCCTGCTCGACGGGTGGATCTGGCGTGCCTTCAGGCACTGCTGCCTCCCTGCGTTGGCGGTTGCGCCGGCGGCGTCGGCGCCGACGTTTGCGGTGCGGTCACTTCCGGTGCGCCCGGCGGCGGCGGCGCGGCCTGGACGGTCGCCCGCACCTGCGCCTCCTGGAGCAGGGCGGCCGCCTCGAGCTGCGCCTCCTGCCGGGCCTCGAGCTGCTTCTCCATCTCGGTGATCTCCTCGGGCGTGTAGCCGAGCTCGCCCCAGATCACCGGCAGCGGCACGCCGAGCGTCTTCTTCTTGATCTCGGCGTCGGTCAGCTGCGACTGGCTGAGCCGCTCCGGGTTCGCCCACTTCGCCTCGCAGTCGGAGGCGACGACCTCGGCGCCGGAGGCGGACAGCGCGAGCGCCATCGCCTCCTCCCAGCTGTCCGAGAAGAACAGCGTCTTCTGCTCGCACTTCTTGACCAGCCCGGCCTCGGCGGTCGCGAGCGCGTCGCCGGAGGCGTTGACCATCTTCGCGAGCAGGTAGTGCGGCGGCGTCCGCGTCTGCGCGGCCAGGTGCTGGATCAGCATCTCGACCGAGACGACGAAGTTCTGCATGTCGGCCGCCGGCAGCGACTGGGCCTTGACGTTCTCCTTCTCGAACAGCCAGAGCCGCGACATGGCGGCCTTCAGCTCTTCGGCGTTCCACATCGGCTGCCCGGTCTGCGGGTCCTTCGGCACCTCGACGCCGGTCAGGACGCGCTGCGGGAAGGCGCCGTACTCGCTGTTCACGATCATGTCGCTGCAGATCTTGTTGACGGCGTTCTGGAGCGGGATCGCCGGCTCCAGGTCGGAGTGCGCCGTCCCGAGCAGGCCCGGCTTGTTCTCGAGCGGCACGATCGGGACGACGCCGAGCGGGTTCGGCTCCTCGGGCGGGACGCCGCTCCGCTCGACCCACTCGACCTCCTGCCCGTTCGTCTGCTCGGCCTCGAACTTGAGCACGACGTCGGGCAGGTAGAGGGTCGCGTACTGGAAGCCCTCGTCGTTGTCGGCCCAGACCTTGAGCGCCGCCAGCCGCTTGCGCCGGTCGCCCGGGTCGTGGGCGACGACGACCTGCGAGGCGTGCTCGGCGGTGATCCGCGGCCCGTCGTCGCCGGTCGGGTCGACGAGCAGATAGCAGCGGCCGGACTTGCCCGCCTCGGTGTGGGCGATCACCGACTCGACGTCGAGCGAGTTCGCCTGCCAGATCGCCCAGGCGTCCGTCGACGTGTCGCCGCCGACCTCGAAGCCGACGATCTTCAGCCGCTCCACGGGCGCGTCGACGATGATCTGGCACCAGTTGTCGGCGAAGTTCTGGAACAGCGTCCCGAACGCCTCCCGGAACTTCGCGGTCGCGAACTGGAGCGGGTGCAGGCCGTCGTAGTAGGCCTCGTAGAGCGCGACCTGGTCCTGCTGCGCCTTCAGCCGGGCGAGCAGCAGGTCACGCCAGTCGAGCGGCGTCCGCTCGGCGAGACGCGGCGCGGCTGACGCCGTCGAGGTCAGGCCGTGTCGTCCGGCGACCCCTCGCCCTCATCGTCATCGTCGGTCGTCTCGTCCTCGGTCGGCTCGGTCGGTTCGGTCGGTTCGGTCGGCTCGGTCGGCTCCGTCGGCTCCGTCGTCTCGTCCGTCATCTGCTGCTCCCTCCGGATTCGCTGGATCCAGGCTTTCAGAGGCGTCTTCACTGACTCAGTCACAGGAAGGCGTACCTGCTCGGCCGCTCGTCGTTCTGGATCGCGTCGCAGCGCGCCTCGTAGGCGAGCACCGTCGCGACGGCGGCGTCGATCTTCTCGCGTTCGCTTCTGCGGGTCAGCCAGTACCCCCCACGGACCTCCTTAGCTTGCGCGTTGAGCACGTGCTTGTCCAACACGACGTTCGGGACGTGCGGCACCGCCCCTGCGACGTTGTCGGTGCGGAAGCGCTCGACCGCCGCCATCATCCGCGCCCGCGCCGTCCAGAAGCGCATCACGGCCGTCTCGCCGAACTCCATCGCCCAGCCGTCGATCTCCGACTGCCAGAGCGGCGGGTCGAAGTAGCCGCGGACGACCTTGAAGCGGTCCATCGCCGTCGCGACCGCCTTGTCGACCTCGCCGGCTGGGACCTCCCAGTTCGCCGGCGGCGGCGTCGTCGGGCACTCCCAGACGTTCAGCAGCTCGACCAGGCCGTCCTCGAGGCGGCAGCCGACCAGGGCGGTCGCGTCGCCGTAGCGTGACCCGTCGAAGCCGAGCGCGATCCGGTCGCCGGGCTTCAGCTCCTCGGGCGACTCGTTGTCGCGCCAGACGTCCGGGATCATCCACCAGGCCTCGCCGGCCGCCCAGACGCCGCAGGCGAAGCGCAGCCACTGCCAGGGCAACATCGACGGGCTGTCGTGCCGCCGCCGCAGCTTCTTCACCGTCTGCGCCGAGAGCGGGTTCACGAGCTTGACGAGCTCCATGTCGTCGACGTCGTCGTCGTCCTTCAGCGACCACTCGTGCATCGCGAACGAGTCGTCGGCCGTCCGCGCGTACAGGTAGCGGCCGTCGAGCTGCGTGACGACGTGCGGCAGGTGGCGGGCGGTCGCGCGCAGCACCCCGAGCGCCGACCCCTCGTTGTCGCCCGCGGTCGAGATCGTGATCATCTGCCCGTCGCGCGGGCCGAGCCCGTCGCGGAAGACGCCGTACAGGCCCGCGTCGCGGTGGCGGTGCAGCTCGTCGACGAGCGCCAGCGTCGGGATCACCCCGTCGGCCGTGTCGACGTCGGCGGCCAGCACCCGGATCTTCCCGGCGTTCGCCTTCGAGCGGATCTCCCGGTAGCCCGGCTTCGGGTCGACGTGCCCGGCCAGCCCGGGCGAGCGGCGGACGAACCCCTGCGCCTGCCCGAACAGGATCCCGGCCTGGTCGCGCGAGGCCGCGCCGATCACGCACTCGGCGTCGGTCGTCGTCATCAGGTGGTGCAGCGCCAGGGCGCTCAGCAGGGTCGTCTTGCCGTTCTTCTTGCTGAGCAGGACCAGTGTCTCGACGACGCCGGCGAAGTAGTCGAACAGCAGCCGCCACTGGAAACCCTCAAGCTCGAACGGATCACCGTTCTCCAGGCGGAGCAGCGAGCAGAAGCCCGCGAACTTCTCAAGCCGGTCGACCGCGGCGCTCTGCGAGCTCATCGGTCACGAACTCCGCGAACGGGTCGTCGGGCTTCTCCTGCTCCGGCGCCAGCGCCCGCTGCGACAGGCGCGCGTAGCGCTCCGGCACCGTCCGCTCGAGCAGCCAGGCCGCCGCCTGCCAGTTCTCGGTCGACGCCGCCGCGATCCGCGTCACGAGCAGCGCCTCGCCGGTCGCTTGCGCTTCCCGGACGCGTTCGGCGAAGCGTGCGTGGAGCGGGTCGTCCGCCGCCAGCCACTCGTGGTACGCCGACTTCGAGACGCTCAGCCGTGCACAGGCGGTCGCCGCCGGCACCCCGGCCCGCAGCATCGAGACGAGCTGCTCGGTCAGCTCCAGCGTCAGCTTCGTCTTCCGCCCGGTCCGGCCCAGGTGCGACACGCACAGGTCGGTCCCGGCCATCGCCGACTGCCTGCAGGGCGCGCCCTTGGCGGTCGTGGCGACGCAGCGCACCCGCCTAGCGCTCCCTGGATTCCCGGAGTGTCATCGAAACCGCGTTTTTCGGAGTTTTTTTCCCGGAAAGGCGAAGGTGGGTGAGCGAACTCCTCGCAGGGGGCGCCGGGCCTTTCATCACGCGGCTCACACGACTCGCACGCGACGACTCGATCGACTGCGACTGTCCTCTGACATTGCAGCGAGCACACACAGCAACCAGCTCATCAGCACTCACCACCAGCCGCCCGCCCAACACAGCAGGCTTCAGATGATCGACCTCTGTAGCCAACTGCCCACAACGCACACAACGCCACCCGTCACGACGCAGCACCTGCAACCGCACCTTCCTGAGCACGCCATCCCTGCGACCCGGCGTATGCGCCTTACACCAGGTCGCCTCCCTGAGCGCGGCGTTTGGACAGCCCGGGACACGACACGCCTGCAGAGCGCCCAAAATACGCGCCCCCTCTACGGCTTCTTGTGAGCGGCGTTTCTGATCCGCGCCGACGCCTCGGCGTTCGCCCGCGTCGACGACGTCCCGGCGACCCTGCCCGTGTTCGCGTTCACGATCGCCCACTTGCTGCCGCGCTTCCTCACCACGTACGGCATGGCCCGATTCTGCCTGCCCGCCCGGCCCGCGACACAAAAAAAGCGGCCCCGCCCGAAGGCGGGGCCATCGTGCACGGCGACTGGGCGACGCACCGCAGCCCGAATCAGTCTACGGCTCTCATAGGCGATCAACGTCACGCGGCGCGCGACGATGAGCCTCTATGCGCTGACCGTACGCGTCGAGCGCGGCCGCCGCCCGGACGAGCAGCTCGGCGTCGCCGCCGGGCAGCAGCCGCTCGCCGTCGACCAGCGTGTCGAAGTCACGCGACCCGATCTGCAGCAGCCGGATCGCCGTCTCCGTGCACCACGCCGGCGACGGACGCCGGTAGCGCGGCTCGCCGCTCACGATCGACGCGCCGCCGCCAGATAGCGGGCGAGCTCGTTCTGGTCGGCGAACCGCAGCAGACGCACCGTCTCATCGCCCGGCCAGTACCCGGTCCAGAACGCCGCCGCCGGGTCGTGCTCGGCGTCGTGGCCGCAGCCGATCGCCTGCAGCCCGCAGACCGAGCAGCGCTCGACGTCGCAGCCCCGCTCATGCGTCCAGCCCGGCAGCACGCCACAGTCGGGGCACGGACGCGGATGCTCGATCAGCGTCACAGCGCCACCTCGTCCGTCGTCGCGACCAGCGCCTGCGCCGTCAGCGCGTGCGCGGTCGCCAGCCTGCACGAGTACTCGCGATCCGCGTTCGCCCGCCTGCCGCCGCCGGTCGCGTGCATCTGCAGCTGCTCCATCTCGTCCAGCTTCGCGAGCCGTTCGTCCATCCGCTCGATCCCTTCCAGCAGCTCGCTCGCCTTCTCTGCGTGTTCTCTCGCCGTCATGCGATCAACTCCTTGTGCAATTCGTTCACGTCGACGTCGAGCCAACTGGCGAGCATCCGTGCCGCGTCGCCGCCCGGCATCACCACGACGACGCCCTGGTCGGCGTCGAACCAGCCGACCTGGATCACGTCCTCGGGCTTGACGTGCATCCGCGCGATCGTCGGGTACGACTGCTCCATCCGCCCGGCCGCCTGGCGCACCCGCTGCGCGAAGCGGTCGAGGTTCACGGCGCCGTACAGGTTGCCCTCGAAGTACAGCTCGATCATCTGCCCTTCCAGCACCGACTGGCCGACGATCCCGGACCCGGGCTTGATCGAGCGGGCGTGCCGGGGACCCGCCCCGACACGCCACGCGAAGTCCGGCTCTCCGGCCGGCACGTAGACGGCGATCACTTGCCGACCGCCTCCTTCTCCTGCGCGCTCAGCTCGTAGCCGCGCCCGACGAGCCACTCGAACCACGGCTTCTCGTCGGCCCAGTTGCCGTCGCGGTTGAGCGCGATCTCGAACGTCGCCGCGGCGATCGCGAACATGACGCGGTTCCGCGCCGTCACGCTCTTCGCCGCCTCCTGGTCGAGCACGAGCTTCCAGTCGACATCCTCGGGCGTCGCGTCCGCCGGCGGCTCCAGCCTGAGCAGCTCGACGGCCATCTCGTCCTCGTCCTCCTGGGCGCCGTAGTACATCCGCTCGCCGTACGACAGCGCGTGGTACGCCAGCTCGAGCAGCGCGTCCTTGTCGGCGCGCCCCTTGATCAGCACCTGGACGTAGTCACGGCGCCGCTCGGTCATCCGGTCGAACGCCTCCTGCGCCCGCTTCGCCTTCGCCGCCTCCCGCTCGCGGGCGGCCTTCATCTTCTCGGCCCGCGACGGGTGGCTCTTCGGGTTCGTGCACACCTCGATCGGCCCGTGCGGCTCGCGCGGGTCGACGACGACCGCGTGGCACTCCAGCTTGGCGTGCGCCTTCGGGTCCATCTCGACCTGCGCGGCGGTGTACGCCTCCTTCCGCACCTCGAGCACGCCGTCGGGCAGCTGCACGCGGTAGCCGTACTCGTCGGTCGGGGCGTCGAGCACCTTCTCGCCCTTCTTGACGAGCGCGTCGTGCGCCGCCTGCCGCTTCTTCGCCTTCTCGCGCTTCGCGAGCTCGGCCTCGACCTTCGAGCTGATCGACGGCCCGTACGAGTTGCCCTTGACCGCCAGCTTCTCGACGACGTCAGGCGTGTCCTTCAGCTTCGCCAGCTCGACGGCGTCGGGCAGCGTGATTCCGCCGGAATCAACCGCCTGCTGCACGGTCGCCGGGAGCGTCAGCAGCGCGAGCCGCTTCGCGACGAGCGCCTGCGAGCGGCCGACCCGGGCGGCGACCTGCCGCTGCGTCAGCCCGAGGTCGACCAGCCGCTTGAGCGCGTTCGCCTCCTCGAGCGGCGTCAGGTCCTCCCGCTGCAGGTTCTCGACGATCATCGTCTCGAGCCGCTCCTGGTCGCTGAACGCCCGCTTCATCACCGGCACGACCTTCAGCCCCGCCTGCTTCGCCGCCGCCAACCGGCGGGCGCCGGCGACGACGACCATGTCGGCCTCGTTCACCAGCAGCGGCTGCAACACGCCGCCCGCCTTCACCGACGCCGCAAGCTCGCTCACGTCGCCGACGTCCTGGCGGACGTTGTCCTCGGCGACCTTCAGGTCGCCGATCGGCACCTCCACGTACACACTCATCGTTCCTCCTTGACTCGGATCGGAACACCGGCTGGTGCTCCCGCCCCCGCCACGTTACTGGCAGGAGCGGGAACGTCATCCGCTATCGGGCAGGTCGCGGTAGTACAGAGCGAGCGTCGCGTGCGCGTCCGCCAGATGCGCGAGCTTCAGCACCTGCGACCCCTTGAGCAGACCCTCGGCCTTCTCGGCGTGCTCGGCCGCCTTCTCACGGTTCGTCTTGGCCATCACTCTCCTCTCGTCACCGTCAGGCGCAGTACGCGCAGGACGTGTGCTTCTCGAACCTCGGCTCGACGCGACGCCAATGCATCGGCGCCCGCTCGGCCAGCCGCCCGAAGTGCTTCCGCACATCCTCGACGTCCATCCACGAGCACGTCCACGACTCGACCTGCCACCAGTCGCCGGCGCGGTCCTGCTTAAGCACCGCGTACTCCTGGCCGCCGTCGCCGCCGGTCGCGTCGTTGACGAACACGTACTCGCCGACCCGCCAGGCTGTGCAGTTCGTCCACGTGAACCGCGTCACCTTGTCGGCGAACTCGTCGAGCGTCACCTCGACCGGCTCGCCCCAGACGCGGCGTTCGTGCATCACGGTGCGACCTCGATCGTCACGACGAGGCCCTTCGCGATCGCGTCGCCGCCGAGCTCGGGCAGCGCGTGCTTCTTCACGTAGAGCGAGCCGACGCGCTCGACGCCGAACTCACCCTCGGGCACCTCCTTGAACTGGATCGCGCCCTTCGTCTCCTTCCCGAACACGAACTTCACCTGCATCTCGTCCTCCTTGACTCGGATCGGAGCACCGGCTGGTGCTCCCGCCCCCGCCCGTCACGGGCGAGAGCGGGAACGTCAGTCGATCTCGAGCAGCTCCAGCAGCGCCGCCTTCGCGGCCTCGTACTCGCCCTTCGCCAGCTCGTAGCGGAGCGCCGCCTTCCCGAGCGGCGACTCCAGCTGCGGCACGAGCACCAGGCCGGGCGCCGCCTTCACCTTGCGGCGCTTCGGCCGCTCGGCCTTGACGCGGTGCTCGGGGCAGCGGCCCGCGTACTTGCCGAACCGCGGCGCGTCGGCGCCGCACTCGATGCAGGGCACCAGCTTCGGCTTCTCGCCGTTCGTCGGGGCGAGGTCGTTCAGCATGTCGGTCATCGTTCGCTCCTTCGTGTGGTCGGTCAGGCAGCCGATCTCGCCGCAGACGCGGCACTCGAAGTCGGCCAGCCAGGGGAACCTGCTGTCGTTCGCGGCGCTGATCCGCGCGGCGTCCTCGCCGAGCTCGAGCGCCTCGTCTTCGCGGTCGAGCCGTCGCCACGACGGCGGCCGGTAGCTCACTCGCGCCCGGCGACGGTCACGTCGCGCGGGTGCTTGTCCTCCCGGATCGCCTTCATCACCGGGTGCTGCAACCGGCCTTCGTCCGTCCAGCGCTGGTACGCGACCTGGACGACGACCTCCGGCTTGACCCAGGTCGCCTCGCGCTCCTGGATCGGGAACGCTGCGAACGGGCACGGAGCGGCCAGCTGCGTCAGCGCCCGCTCCATCGCGCCGTCGTACGCCTCGGCCATCCCGGCCCGGCCGCAGTAGACGAGATCTCCGTCCTCGTCGTACTGCCCGAGCACGAGCCCGCCGATCCGCCCCGTCCGCCCGTTCTTGCCGGGCGTCCAGCCGCAGACGACGAACTCCTGCTCCCGCCGGACCTTCACCTTCAGCCACTCGTCGCCGCGCCGCCCCTCGATGTACCGGGACGACTTCCGCTTCGCGACGATCCCTTCCAGCCCACGGGCGGCGACCCAGGCGAGCAGCGTCTCGCCGTCGCTGAACGACGGCGACACCTCGAGCACGCCCGCCCCTTCGGCAGCGAGCGCCGGCGCGATCACCTGCAGCACCTTGCGCCGGTCGGAGAGCGGCATCGCCTTCGTGCTCGTGCCGAAGCACGAGAGCACGTCGAACACGATCAGCCGCGCCGGGACGAGCGACCCGGCGCCCGCGGCGAGCCCGAACGTGTACCCGTTCTCGTCCGGCGTCACGATCTCGCCGTCGAGCACGGCATCGAACGGCAGCCGCGCGAGCGCCGCCGCGATCCCCGGGAACTGCTGCGTCCAGTCGGTCAGCGACGACCGGCTCTGCATCGTCACCGCGCCGCCGTCGATCGTCGCGACGCAGCGGACGCCGTCCCACTTCACTTCGTATAGCCAGTCGTCGCCGACCGGCAGCTTGCCCGCCTTCGCGAGCATCGGCCGGAAGGCGGCGGTCATGCCGCCACCTCCTCGGCCTGCTTGCTCGCCTCGACCGACGCCTGGATCGCGGCCATCAGGTCGATCACCGGCGTCTCGGCCGGTGCGGCCGGGGCCTCGAACGTCTCGCCCTTGTCGGCCGCCCGGATCGCGTCCTGCATCAGCGGCGTCCAGGTGTCCTGGGCCTCGCTCGCGTCGAAGACGCCGGCGAGCGAGTCGAGCAGCGGCTTCGCGGCCGCGAGCATCCGCTCGTCGACGGCGGGCCGCGTGTCCGCGGCGCGGCGGATCAGCTCGGCGTCGGCGTGCCGGATCTTCTGCTCGTAGCGGATCGTCTCCGCGACGAGCACGTCCAGCTCGGCGTGCCAGCGGACGGCGAGCGTCTCGGTCTGCTTGCTCATCACGACCTCGACGAGCGCCGCCTTGCCCTCGGCCCGCAGCAGCGCGGCGAGCAGGTCGAACGCCTGCTCCTGCCCGGCCTGCGGGTAGACGAGGAACGCCTTCTCCGTGTACGCCGAATCGATCTCGGCGGCGTCGACGACGCGCACGATCGCGCCCCGCCCGTCGGTCGCCTCGGCGAGGCTCTTGACGGTCGCCGGGTCGACGACGACCAGGCGGCCCGGCTCGTCCGGATGCGGGTAGCCCGTGAGCTTCTCCGCGTAGGCGACCACGTGCTCGTGCTCGGTCCCGGCGCTGCACAGGCTGACGCTCGCGAGCGAGTCGCCGTGCTCGGCGCACAGCCCCTTCCCCGGCACCGGCCGGTTGTTGTCAGTCAGCGACTTCATCGTCACTGCCACGTTCACCAGCCCGAAGCCGATCGTGAGCTTGCGCCCGTTCGCCGGCAGCGGCTGGCTCGACGGCTTCTCAGCCATCTCGTCCTCCTTCGTTCGGTTGACTCGGATCTCGGAGCGGGTGCTCCCGGCCCTACCCCTGCGGGCGGACCGGCAACATCAGCGGGTGAAGTGCAGGCTCGCCGGGCAGATCAGCGGGCCGCCAGGGAACGGGGCGACGCGTGCGTTCGGGTCGCACCAGTTCTCGTACTCGTCCATCACCTGCGGCACGTACGACGGCGTCTTGACGGCCGTCGTGACGGCGCGCGCCGGCGCGCGACCGAGCGCGAGCGTGGCGGGCACGCTGATCGCGACGGAGAGCGCGACGCTCAGGCTGACGATCATCAGGGTCTTCATGCGTCCTCCTTTCTGGAACAGCGGCTGCTGCTCCCGGCCCTCGCCCTTGCGGGCGGGACCGGCAACGTCAACCCTTCGACTTGATCCACGCCGAGGCGCCCTCGGCGAAGTACGGATCCTCGAGCGTCTCGTTCGCGAGCTGCCCGGCGTCGTCCAGGAAGTGCTGCTTCCCTCTCCCCATCCTGCGGCCGCGCGCGGTGTGCATGTCGAGCGCGTGGTCGGGGATCTCCATTCCCATCGCCTGCCGGTCGCCCTCGTAGAACGCCATCCAGGCGTGCACGACGACTCCCGACTTCTTCGCTCTGGCGAGCAGGCAGACGGCGTGCAGGAGATGCAGCGGCTCGCTCTCCTTCGTCGCCTTCTTGTGCTCCAGCCACGACTGCCAGAGCGCGTGCACGGCGAGCACCGCCTCCGTGTCGGCCAGCCCGACGTCCTCGGAGGCGATGATCCGCAGCCGCTTCCAGACGTAGCCGCCGTACCCGGCCAGGTCGAGCTCCGACGCCCAGAAGAGGGCCTCGCGTTCGTTCCCGCGCCGGATCGCCTTCTGCAGCGCCGACGCGACCTCGCCGTTCTTGTACCCGCCCGGCGTGTGCATGTCGCCGAACGAGATCGGGCGTCTCCGCTCTTCCGCCATCACGCTCCTCTCTCATAGGTGCTCAACCTGGCGCGGCGACGCAAGGTGAGCAGGTATGCGGTATGCGAGGTGCCCGCTTACGCGGGCACCTTCTCCGGCTCGACCGGCACCGGCTCGGGCGTGCGCTCGGGCGCCGGTGCGGGCGTCTCGAACGGATCCTCGAGCGGCTCGACGATGATCGTCTTCTGCGGCTCGCCAATCTCCATCTCGTTCACCTCCCTTCGAGGCTCGACGTTGCGCTGCGGACGTTGTCGGGCAGCACGGGCACCTGGTAGAGCGCCGCCAGCGGCTCGATCCAGCGGTAGTGGTGGAACGGCACGTACAGCCGCTTGATGCGGGCGCGCTCGGCCTTCCAGCCCTGCGGACCCTCGATCACCTTCCCGGCGAGCCCGACCTCGCCGATCAGCACCGGGTGCTCGTCGTGCTCGCGCACGTACGACATGCCCGACAGGTGGCGGCGATCGCGGGCGGCGTACATCCCACACGCGCAGCTCTCGCCCGGCACCCGCCGGTCGGGCGAGCGGTGGCAGACCGTCTCGCCGCCGCAGGTCGCGTGCGTCCAGCGGTCCGGGTGCCAGACGGTGCCCTTGTGCGTGGCCGACCCGAGCAGCGGCAGCTTCCGCGTGCCCAGGATCTTCCAGGCCCGGAAGCCCGTGATCTCACCGAACACGTCCGGGACGACGATCTCGTCAGGCTGCATCTTCGTCCGCCTCCTCCAGGATCTGCCGCAGCACCTCGTCGACGTCCATCTGGCCGTCGAGCACCTCGCCGCGGACCGGCTTGGCCTTCTCGGTCTTCGGCCCGATCGTGCGGAGCAGCGGGTGATCCTCCGGCAGCTCCCAGACGAGGTAGCTCCCCGGCCCGAACCCGACGCGGCGCTTCTTCACGTCCAGGTCGTCGGCCGCGCGGCGGACGGTCATCTTCGAGACGCCGTGCTCGGCCGCCTTGTCGAAGACCTCCTTCGCGGGGACCTCGCGGCCCTCCTTGGCGGCCTGCAAGAGCAGCAGCGCCAGGAACTCGGACGCGACCGCCTTCTTCTCCGGGTTCTCGGCCTTGTACCCCTCGCCGCCCTTGAACTGCACGACCTCGGCCGCGGGCACCGGCGCCGAGTCGTTCACGAACACGAGGCGCGGCGCCTCGTCCACGGTGCCGTCGGGCATGTCGACCTCGACCATGTCCGTGTAGAACTCGACCGCGGGCATCTGATCGTCGGCGGCGTTCGCCTTCGCGACCGCCATGAACCGCGTCTCGGCCTCGCCGGCCCCGGTCGGGCCGAGCACGTGCGCGAAGCGCACGGTGCCGAGCCAGCCGCCCGACGCCCCGCCGAACGCCTCCTGCGGATGCGCGTCCTTCGGCAGCCGCTTGTTCAGGTGGTGCACGCCGACGACCGCGACCCCCGTCCGCTCGGCCATCGCGGCCAGCGGCTCGAGCGCCGTGTTCGGGTCTGAGCCGCCCACGTGCTTCGCGATCGGGTCGATCGTGATCAGCTCGACGCCGTGGAACAGCACGAGCTCCTCGAGCAGCTCGACGTCGTGCGGCAGCCGCATCTTCCCCGGCCACAGGTGGACGAGGCGCGTGTCCGCCTTCGCGGCCATCAGCCGCGGCAGCTTCATCGACGCCAGCTGGTCCTCCGGGTTCGACATGATGACCGCGCCGCCGCGCTGCGTGACCTCGGCGGCCAGCCAGTTCGTGACCAGCGACTTGCCCTGGCCGGGCCGGCCGCCGATCAGCGTGATCGACCCCTTCGGGAAGCGATCCCCGACCAGGTCGTCGAGCAGGAACTGCAACCGCTCGGGCTTGACGTCCGCCGCGCGAATCAGCGCGCGCGACGGCTTCCTCGGAACTGCGCCCATGTGGGCCTCCTTCGTGTGAACTGCGTTGACTCGGATCTCGGAGCGGGTGCTCCGGCCCCTCGCCCTCACGGGCGGGAGCCGCAACGTCCGCTAGACGGCCAGCGACTCGGGCGTCGGCGGCGCCTCGGGCGGCACCGTCCAGTCGACCGACTCGGGCGTCAGGTACACGAACGGGTGATGGAAGGCGTCGAGCGCCTTCTCGGCGGGGACGGCGCCCGTGAGCGTCTCCTCCCGGTTCGTGACGTGCAGGACGACGACGTCGTCGACGTCGTCCCAGGCGAGCGTGACGACCACGCCCTCGTTCGTGCGCTGATCGAGTTCGCGAAGCATCTCGCTCAGCCCGCCTGCGACGCGTGGTAGCGGGCGTCGGCCTGCCGGTCCGACCAGACGTCGATCAGCGGCGCGAACTTCTTGAGCGCCCCCTTCGTCGTGTTCACCTGGCCGAGCACGTCGGCGATCTCGGCGTCCTCGTAGGCCTCGACGACGACGTCCCAGCCGCCGTCCTCGTAGTGCTCGAGCGCGTACGCCTTCACCCAGGCGACCAGCTCGTCGATCGTGTACGTCGGGTTCACGTACCCCTTGCTGCGGTCCGGCTCCTGCATCTCGTGCTCCTTCGTGTGAGTGTGACTCGGATCTCGCGCGTTCGTGAGTCGCGCCCCTCGAAGCGCCGTGGCGGAGTCGAACCGCGCATGGCGCCAGGCCCTCTCACGGCCTTTCGGATCGGTTACCGCTCGCCCTCCCCGCGTACGGGCTGCGAGCACAGTCACGGGACTCGGCGGCACCGGCCGCCGAACTGGGACGTCGCCCTCCCCCGAAGGGGCTGGTCACGATCGGCCGTCTGTCGCTTCCCGTTCCGCGAACCCTCGCGGCGTCTCTCACGCGTGTTCCGGGACGATCCCGGTCGCGCACGCAGGCGACTGGCCGATCGGTCGGGCGACGTCGTCGTCCCGCTCGATCTGACTGTCCAGGAGGCCGCGTTCCCCGAAGGGCCTGGTTCTGCGAGCTAGCGGCGCGGCTGGCCGACGATCCGGCCAGCGCTCCCGCCCGTTACAGCTTCCCCGGGTGCCGTCCCAACGTTCGGGCGGGCACTACCGAATCCGACCGCCATGCGGTCTTCGCTGCGTGGGTGCTGGTACGCCATTCGCCGCCTCGGCAAAGGAAACACGCGCAATACGTCCGGTGTTTCCAGCGGGTTTCCTGTTGCTTTGGCCATAGCCAAAGCATATCCATAGGTGCTCAAGGCGTCAAGCAAAAAGCCCTGGAAATCACGCCTTTTTGAGCATGAATAACGGAAGATTTACGGGTGCTCAACGGGTTCCGCACGGACACAACGAAGCCCGCATAGACGCCCCGCGCCGGCGCCCGCTATGCTCACTCGTGTCGTCCGAGTCGGGTTCGCCTGTCGCTTTGGCCAGTGGCATCGCCGCCTCCTCGGACGACACATGCTCGGGCTCCGTCGTAGTGCTTCGGCACTCTCCTTCGTGTGAACCTTGACTCGGATCGCCTGACGGAGACGGAGCTCGGGCACCTTCGCCGGCTCGACGTCGACCTGGCCGCCGGCACCGTCACCGTCACCCGGCAGGGCGCCGCCGGCGAGGCGAGCTGGCAGACCGAGCACACGTACGCGTTCGACGACCCGGCCGCCTTCGAAGCGATCGCGACCGCCTGGCTCAGGGTCGCCTGGGACGTCAAGTACCAGTGGTCGTTCTCCTGGCTCGGCCGCCCGGTCATCCAGCTGCCCGAGGATCTGCTCCGCGCCCAGGAACTGGTCTACCGGCTCAGGCCCGACGTGATCCTCGAGACGGGCGTCGCGCACGGCGGCTCGCTGATCTTCTACGCGACCCTCTGCCACGCGATGGGCCACGGCAACGTGATCGGCGTCGAACTGCCCCGCAGCCCCGAGCAGGACCACGCGCGCGAGATCATGGCCCACGAGCTCAGCGACTACGTGACGATCGTCAAGGGCGACTCCGTCGCGGCGGAAACGGTCAAGCTGGTCACCGAGCTGATCGGCCTCGACGAGTCGGTGCTGCTGCTCCTCGACAGCGCCCACTCGAAGGCGCACGTGCTCGCCGAGCTGGAGGCGTACACGCCGCTCGTCAAGCCCGGCGGCTACGTCGTCGTCCAGGACGGGCACATGATGCAGCTCGCCGCCCGCCACCACGGCCCGCGCACCGAGCGCGACTGGGCCTGGAATAACCCGCTCGCCGCCGTGCGCGAGTTCGTCGCCGCGCACCCCGGCTGGCACCTCGAGCCGCCGGCGCCGCCGTTCGACGAGAGCGTCGGCCTCGGCGAGGGCGTCACCCACTGGACCGGCGGCTGGCTGCGCCGCGACGAGACCGTCGACCGCCTGGCGTCGATCATCGACGCCGCCCCCGACCGCGAGACAGCCTACGAGCAGGTGCGGAACGTCCTCGACTCGACGCACGCGGCCTGATGCCGCGGCCGCGCGCCGACAACGGCGAGGCGCTCGCCGAGGGCATCCGCGACCGGATCATCGAGTTCCGGCGCGTCCCCTCCGACGAGCTGCACGTCAACACCGCCAACTGGCGCACCCACCCGTACGCGCAGCAGGCCGCGATCGGCGAGCTGCTGGAGTCGGTCGGGATCGCCGGCGTCCTGACCGCCTACCACTCGGAACGGAACGGCGGCAAGCTGACGCTGATCGACGGGCACGAGCGGCGCGGCCACCAGGCGGAGTGGCCGACCGTCATCCTCGACGTCACCGACGAGGAGGCCGACCTGCTCCTGCTCGCGCTCGACCCGGTCGCCGGGATGGCGACCGCCGCCCACGACGAGCTGAGCGCGCTCCTCGCGACCACCCACCCGGGCACAGTCGCGCTCGAGGACCTGCTCTACACGCTCGGCCAGGAGGCCGAGGCCTCGACCGACGCGCCCGCGCCGGGCCTCACCTCGTCGCTCGACCCGACGAACGGGAAGATGGGCCTCCAGCACTTCGAGCACTACGACTACGTCGTCGTCCTCGCCAAGAACAGCCACGACTGGCT